GATAACCAGCGAATACACCAGCACTGTAAGTACGAACAATGCAGTATTTCAAACCGTCAGTGTTCACAGCTGTTTGGCCTTTAATTGTTCCTTCTGGGACGTAGGTTACTCCGTCGATAATGATTGAGTTCATATGTTTATTGATATTTTATTAGATTAGTAGGTGAGACAGAGCATATTAGTCTGTATGGAAGGAATGGTCTTTCCAAAACGATTTTAACGGTTTCCAAAATTTGATAAGCATTTGAACTTGAGATACTTTGTTAAATTCTTTATAACGCCATCGCCAGTCTTTATTACTGTTAATGTCTTTATTGGCGTAGTAGCTTATTTCATCCAACAAATTGCCTAGATATAACCAGATCACATAAGAACGACGGGCAGCAAGTAAAAACAATATCCAAGTAATGAGTGAGATAATGATTGATTTCATAGAGGTCTAAGTTTCAATGCTCGATCACGTTCAGCTTCATCATGGTTGCAAGGCATATCATCCAATCGTATGTGGACATCTTAGAGCTTCGGCTTGCTTTAGTTGGGTTTGCATTTCGCCAAGAACAACCGCCTGTTTGAAACACATCGCCTGCAACCGTTCAATCTCACTTACTAGCTGGTGAAAGGCGTTGCGGAGGGCCATCACGAACTCAAGGATGTCTCCAAATCCATTCCACGGCCCTTTCGTAGCCCTCGTTTCCAATCCCTTCAACTTCTCGATCAATTCGTTAATAGGTGGCATATCAGGTATTTCATGTTTACAAACTGGACACCCATGCTCAACAGCACACAAACAGGTGAGATAGATTTTCTGTTTAGCGTGCTTTTGGCAGTAGGTGTTCATACCAGGGATGGTTAGCGACCTTGTACGGTCGGGCTGGCGGATTTGGTAGGTCGAGCTGGCGGCGTTTGTTCAGCACCCTGCAAGGTGAAGCGGCATTCGTCCATGCACTCTTGGCAGTAGCAGTAATACGTTACGGTTTTTGGTTTGTGCATACCATTTCGTCTTTAGGACTAAGAGCGAGGGGAGATTTCTTTGTCACTCCATGAATCCAAACCATGTGGTTTTCAATCTTCGTCCGTAGTAACATTTTCTCAATCACCTCAATATCAGCATCGGATACGTCAGCAAGCTCGTCAATGAATTTGAGCATACCTATTCGTCTTTAGGGGCTAAGAGCAGGGCGGCGTCGCGACGCTTCTTGAAGTCTTCAAACGATTCGTTGCCTTCCTTCTGATTCATAAAACCTTTCTCCACCGCCTCTTTGAAGGCACGATATTGGGAGAGGAGGGCGTTGAGCCTATCAATCTCATCACAGAGAGTTGGAATAAAGTCCAAGCAATCTCCATGAATGATTTGGCTCATATTTATTTCGTTCCCAGTAAAAGGCCAAGCACGAACCCCACATAGAACGGCCACCATCGCCAGTCGCTAATGTATTTGGAGCATTGTGGGCAGTTCATAAGCCAAGTATCTTACGTGCCGCCTCCAAGGTTTGCTCACGACAAGCGTTCCACTGAATCTTCGGACACTTCACGTCCTTGCAAAACTGTGGGTCTTGATGCGTACATTTCTGCTTCACACCGACACTCGCCTCCACGAACTCCAGGGCGAAGCGTTGGAGGATGGATTGGAACAAATCAAAGTTTGCTTGAGGCTCATCTTGCTTCATTCCTATTGCTATTTCGTTCCAAGCGGTCTCGATAGTCATATTCAGGATTCGTTAGGATGGCGGCCAAAGGGGTTAGAAATTGAAACCACTATAATCCCATTCTTTTAGAACTTTTTTAAGAGTTTCAAAACGATTCGTATCCAAGTAAAAGAAATCGGTTCCGTCTTTAATATCTGGAGTAACCTTTAAAGAATCGGTTACGGTAAAGATTTCCACTTTCATTGTATGTCCTGGACAGCCAGACTGTTTACAATCATCAGAACATCTGTATCCAATTTCTCTTTCCCAGTGTCCCATATTATTATTCTCCTTGTATTTTCATTAGCAGCTCCTTGATAGCTTGCGCGGCAGCCTCTGCTTTCTCACGGGACGGGAAGCAATTGCCAAAAGCCCAACGCGCGTTTTCATATTCCAAATCTTCCCATGCGCCGTCTTTCACAATTTCGCCATCCCAATCTATGGAATAACTTGTTTCTCCAAGGCTCGGTCTCCAGCGTGGTTTTGGTTGAGGGGGATGGTCGGGACAAGGAAGTGATTTTCCACAAGTCATAGTTGAAGAATTAGACACCAAATCTCTATATTTTGCCTCACACTTTCGGGCAAAGAGTTTTTCAACAAGGCTGGCTTTTTCATTGACTTCTGACGGTGCCGCTACTCTACTTGGGCGACAGGGCTTTGCTTCTTCCGTCATCTTTTCAATCTCTTTAGCAAGACCGACAAGTTGGGGATGGTCAGTCCCCCAGTGTGATTGGTTGAACAGACCAGGACATTGGTGATACCACGGTGGATTTCCCATCATGCCGCACAAATTACATTTGGTTTCAGGCAGGCAAATATTCTTGTTACCTTCGTCCTTAGATGGCGTAACAGGGGTTGCTTTATTTGAGTTGTAGAACTTGTGCATCTTAGCCAGTTCAATGTTGTATTTCATCGTAGCATCTTCGACACGCTTCTCTTCAGTTTCGCGTTCGTCGAGGTAGGCGAGGATGGCTTCTTGAGTCGTGCAACCTTTTTCCATTGTTATTTCTTTCACGCGGTTGGAAGGAAGTTGTTTGGGCATATCATTTAACCAATTTTACGGCATCATCCAAATCACGCGAGAACCTCAGCGCGCGGTCGAACGCTTGTTCGAGCGGCGTAATGTTTTCGATGATCTTTTCTTCGAACGTGCCGTCCTCTTTATTGAACTTCGCGACGATGATGCCGTCGATTTGGTTCCCTGTTTCCATTCGAAAAGCTGAACTGTACCCAGCCACTTGAAGCAAATGGTCGGCGTAGAAGTTTTTGCCCGTTTTCCAATCCGCGACGTAGAACTTGTCTTTGATTTTGACATAGGCATCCATCGTTCCGATGTAGTGCTTTTCTGGTTGGTACACGAACCGCTCGCTTTCGATGATCTCCGCACCCGTCTTGTTCCACCAGTTGAGAAAACCCGTGACGCCGTTCAATTCCTTTTCGTCGTCAGGCAGCGGGATGGGTTTGCCTTTTCCGAGGCAGAATCGTTCCACCCAAGCGTGGACGGCCTTGCCAATGCCACCCGCTTCCTCTTTAGTGACTCGGTGAGCGTTCCTGGCGTCCTCCAGCATGGTTTGTGTCAACTCCTGTCCCAAATGCGGCGTAAGCGAAGCCACGGCCTGATCTGCGGCCCACTGAACAAGGTTCTTGGGGATGACTTTGTTCAGAATGGTCGTGACGCCTGAAATGCTTTCCCACTTCTCGTCGCCCGTCTTGCGAACCCAATAGCGGTGCGCGCCTGGAGAAAATCGTATTTCGTAGGCTCCGTGATATGCCTGACTGATGATGTCTGTTTCTTTTGGCATACTAGGATTGTTGGGCTGCTTCAGCATCAAGCTCGGCCACCTCTTCGGCGGTGATCGGTGTCTCCTCCGTCATGCTTTCGGTCACGGGTTGACGTTCCATCAGCTTTTCTGCCTTGACTTTCTTCGCGGCAACGGTCGGCGGTGTAGCGTCCACGATCGGTTCCTGTGCCTGATCCATTTCTTCTTGGGTGTACAAGCCTGAAAGGTCGTTGGGGAACGCCTTGCGAAGAGCCAGAGCCTCGGCGCACTTGCCGAGCATGAGATACGGCATCTTTTTCCATTGGCCCATGACTTCTTTTGATTTTGGATGAATGGCGGCGTATTCCGTCCAGCGCGCAGAGGCGGTGAACGCAACGCGAGTGCCACCAATCAACCGATACACGGTCACGCTGGCCTTGTTCGGGTGTTCATCGGTTTCCGTGTCGTACAAAACGTCATCAATGCCTGCGAGCGTCCCAGAGCGTTCAGCGATGGAACGGTAGCCGTCAATGCCCGTTTGAATCGTTCCGACTTCTTCACTCTGCTGTGTGTCCTTGTTCCAAACCTTGCGTTTCACGAAATGAATTTGTTTGGTGAAGACGTCCAGTCCTGAACGCTTAGCGATGTTGAAGAACAAGCCAAGTTCATCCTGCGTTGCACCTTTGGCGACCGTGCGTGTGATAAGAGCCATTTGTTCTTTCGTCCATGGTTGCTTCACTGCGATAGCTTTTGTATTTTCCATAGGATCTGTTAATGAATAAAATCACTTATCGTCGTAAAGGTCTCGGTCCGGCTCGTCTTCCGGCAATTCACAGGTGCAATAATCAAGCGGTTCATCACAGAACTCACAAATAATAGGTTTCATATTGGTGAACACTTTTTACACACTTCGCGCCAGGTAGTTACCATCTCATGTTCAAACAGACTATTGGTGATCATCTTTATACTCACTGGCTTACAGTACCGTTTCCCTCCACACAGAGGACATGGCTTGGCGGTGTGTTTCTTTTTCACATGCCTAGATAATGAGCGAGCATGACGTAACCAATGATTCCTACGACGACACAGAGCAGATGAAACGTGATCTTTTTTCCTTCTTCACGGGCTTTCCAGTCAGAGTATCGGTAGATCATAATGTGGGTTATTAGTGGTTCTTCACCCTCGTACGCAAGAGCCAGTTATTACCGGGTCGTAGGTACGAGGGGTTGTCCGTCAGTGAGCTGTTAGGCTCATGGATATACTTTAGCACCCCCCTGCTATTAAGTCAAGGCATCTTTATCCACAACCTGTTTCTTACCCCATCGCTTCTCTGCTCCTGCTTTTCCAATCTTTGAATAGCCACCATTTTTCATTGATTGCTTGCGTTGCATGCCTCCAATACGACCCCATTCGCGGGCTTGAGCTTTAGCAATTTCAATATGATTCATAGGTTGACATTTTAAGCCAAGGCCATGCTACCACCTGTTAAATAGTATGTCAAACCATCCCCTTGCAAATGGATGAAATACGTGCTATTGTGTTTTTGCTTGTCATGTAAGCCCATGACTTTAAAAAACCGTTAGCGTTCGGGCCGCGCCACCTAGTGTGGGGCTTCACGGCTGGAACATTACCGGTTTTTTATGTCTAAAAACATGAAGTTTGTTTGGCAGGATTTAGGTAAGCAGTTGGACTTTCTACCAATGGATTCACGGCGAGCTTTTTTCATCCGCTTGCTCTTGGTCGGGGAGAAAGTGAACTTAACAGACGCACCCCACATACCTGGTAGGCATGATTCCACGAGCCAAGTAGGTAAGAAACTAAAAAAGAATCTTTTACAGCATGGAGGAGTGATGATTAAGGGAGATATCGCCTGGATTCCAGAGGCCAAAAAATAATATGCGCGAACTTGCTGGCGCGTCTATATGGTCTAGGAAGACTCTCGAGAGTGACGTGTTCTTTTGGAAGCCTGATAAGTGGTTCAAGATTTGGTTCTGTCTCGTCCAGTTAGCTAACTACAAAGATGAAAAGCAGTTCAAACGTGGGGAAGTCCTGCTGACCTACAACGAAATTCAGCTATATACCAAGGCTTCTAAGCATCAAATCGAGAGTTTCATAAAATGGGCAAAGGAGCAGGGTATGTTGGGGACACGGAAAACCACACGCGGAATGTTCATTTCTTTGCTTAACTACGATAAATATCAAACACTAGAAAATTACAAAAGCCACACGGAAACCTACACAGAGGGGAAACGGAGGGGAAACGAAAGCCACACTATAAATAAGAATGTAAAGAATGATAAGAATGTAAAGAATACTGAACTGCCAGCTCTCGCTGGCGGCGATGAAGTCAATCAAGTCTTTAAGAGATTTTACGATACCCTCAACCCCCAAATACAATTCGGAAACCTAACCCAACGCAAGGCCGCAGAATCGCTTATAAAGCGTTACGGCATCCAAAAGGTCATAGCAGCCATAGACTATGCCGTAAGCGTGTCTGGAGACGTTTACGCGCCAACCATAACCACTCCAGTACAGCTACGTGACAAGCTCGCAGCCTTAATAGCTCATCAAAGCAAAACAAAAACCGATCCGCACAAACAAACAATTGAATCCATGACGGTACGAGCTAAAAAACCTCAAACAAACTAATTGTATGAAAACCAATGCTATTATCACGTTTACAGGATCACATCTTTTAATAGGTTCCGAAGAAAACGAGGCACTAAAAATAATCCATGCCGATCAATGGTTTGAAACATTCGATGGCCAGAAAATAAAAGGTTCAGCCATTGCTGAGATTTTAACCATCCAGCAGTATTACGAACGCTACCCCGACAAGCGGCCTGTAGAAACAGCTAAAGAATTTACTGGGATTACTGGAGAAACAATTAACAGTACGATTTACAAAAGCGATGCGGCTCGCAAAGGAATTATGAAAGGTTTGCAGGATTACTGCGACGAAAACCCCGAAGCGAAAAATGCGAAGTTTATGCTAGAGTCAATTAAGCTCAATAAGAAAATACAATTTGTATAATTGACAATTCAACTTTTTTGTGCTAACCTAACCACATACCATCACTGGTATCGTCCAGCTACTCACGATAGAGAGCGTACAGGCAACACGCGGGCAAGCAATCACATTGTCACATGGATAATGTCCTCGAACTGACTTGCCCCTCCTAGCCTGATTCGTCTTTAGAGACACTGTGTGAATGGTTATTTGTACTTTCTAATCTAGGAATCTACTTGACCTTCACACGGTATCTGTACAGGAGAAATTAAACCACCGAAACGTAGTGGATACGGAGCTTGAATCTATTATATGAAAGTCTTCGTTTTAAGTAGCCTATGCGCGTCCGCTGTCACAAGGATCATTTATAAAAAATGAATAAATATTATGCCAGCAGGAAGGCCAACACTGTTTAATAAAGAAACTTGCCGTATGGCGCGGGAGTATATTGTTAATTGTAAAGACAAGTTAGGCGGACCGGTTCCAATAGTAAACTTACCAAAGGCTCCTGGCATGGCAAATTGGCTGGGAGTGAACATAGACACGCTCTACGAATGGGCAAAGGTTCACCCTGAATTTTCCGACGTATTAGATGAATTAAACCAAAAACAGCAGGAAAAGTTGATAGATCATGGACTCGCCGGCAACTACAACGCCAACATCGCCAAGCTCGTTTTGGGCAAGCATGGCTACCACGATAAATCAGAAACAGAACACTCGGGACAAATCAAAACTAGCAACGTGGAACAGACACCGGAAGTCTTAGCGGCTCTTGCAAAACTTGAAGATGTGTTAAAGAAAACCATGATCAAGTGATCGTGGATTACTAATTATTTTCATAGCGGGACTATGGCTATAATGGGCTCACCGAAGGATTTACAAGACAAGCTTAAGCCACTAAACGGGCACATAATCGTTGCACCGATCAAACGTGAAGAACTTAGCACAAGTATTCTTCAAGCTGCTCCTAGCGCATCCAGTGAGCGCACAGAGCTTGGTGAGGTGATAGCTGTGAGTGATGACGGTTCATTGGTGAAGGTTGGGGACAAGGTTTACTTTAGACGCTACTCGCCGGACGAAATTGAAGTAGAAGGTGTGATCTATCTTGTCCTCACGGAACAAGACGTTATTGCTATTAAATTGAGCTAGTATGCCACTGGTAAAACCACAAGAACTTAAATATGGCGAAGCAGCCCGTCAGTCGATCAAGGCTGGTATTGATAAGCTCGCCGATGCAGTCAAAGTTACGCTTGGTCCTAAGGGCCGCTTAGCTCTCATAGAAACACAGTATGGCCCAATGTCCACCAAAGACGGCGTTACAGTTGCCAGAAACATCGGCCTCGCTGATCCGTTCGAGAATCTTGGCGCGGATCTTGTACGACAGGTTGCAAGCCGGACTAACATCGACGCAGGTGACGGAACTACCACCGCAACTGTTCTCGCTCAAGCCCTCGTATCAGAAGGTCTTAAAAACGTCACTGCTGGGGCTAATCCCCAAGCCTTGCGTCGTGGACTCGAAGCCGGTCTTAAAGCTGCCGTGGACGCGTTAAAAGCCTTAGCTGTACCTTGCACGCCAGAAGACTTGATTAACGTTGCCTCGATCAGCTCCAACGACAAAGAACTTGGTCAACTTATTGCTGATGTGATGAATCGTGTTGGTAAGGATGGTGTCGTTACACTCGATGATGGGACAGGTTTTAAGACCACTGTTGAATACGCAGAAGGGATGAAGATTGATATGGGCTTTCTTTCACCATACATGGTCACTGATCCTAAACGTGGTACCTGTGAGATGCAAAATGTCCATGTGTTGGCAACCGATAAGCGCATCAATTCGATCTTTGAGATTGGCCCACTGTTCGATAAGCTCGGCAAGAGTGGCAAGACCGAATTGGTGATCTTCTGTGAGGATATTGATCCAGGAGTATTGCAAAGTATTATTTATACTAGGACTAAAGGCGTCTTCAACGCTCTTGTGGTTCGTATGCCTTCGTTTGGTAAGAATAAAGCGGGCATGCTTAGAGATATCTGTACGCTTACAGGTGGCACCTTTGTAAGTATTGAAAGCGGTTTGGCTATTGATAAATTAGAACTAGATCAACTCGGTACTGCTCGTAAGGTAACGGCCGATCAGATGTTCACATCCATCGTGGCTGATTGTCCCAAAGAAAAGATCGACGAAGCAGTTAAAGCCATCGAAGTTGAAGAGATGTTTGCCAAGGAACAATTTGATAAAGACTGTTTGAAGCAACGTAAAGCTCGCCTTACTGGTGGCGTAGCTATCATTCGTGTTGGAGGCGCAACACAAACCAACACAGCCGAACGTAAATTTCAATTCGAGGACGCAATTAACGCATGTAAGGCAGCTATGGAAGAAGGGATTGTGCCTGGTGGTGGTATGGCACTAATCGAAGCTGGCCGCTCAATCTTTGAGAGCTTTCAAACACCAGACAAAGACGAAGGTTTGGGACACACAATCCTTCTCAACGCACTCAATGAGCCTATAAAGGCCATCGCCGAGAACGCCGGCCAATCGGGAGATGTAGTGTTAAGCAAAGTAAAGCCAAACCATGGCTATAACGCTCAAGCCGACAAGTATGAAGACTTGATGAAATCTGGCGTAATTGATCCGGTGAAGGTGAGCCGGTGTGCACTAGAAAACGCTGTGAACATTGCCATCATGGTTCTGCTCACAGAGGTAGCAATGATAGAAACTAAATCGGAAGTGAAAGCATAAAATAATATGAAAACAATCTCATTGACCGCCAATTCATTAAGTGTTCTAGGACAAGCTGTAAAATCATTTGATACGCGCAAAGTAGCCGTCTTAGGGGGAGATGCTGTGCGTTCTATCAATCGTTTAGACAAGATTGGTGATGAGTTGATGTTTGCTGCTCAAACCAAGAGTAAAGACCTTGTGGAATCAATGTACGAATTCAAAACGAAATGGGACGCGGACCATGTCTTAGCCGACGGTGAGAAATACACCACTGAACAGCTTGAACAGTTTCAATCAGAGATCAACGCTGAATTCACAGAAGAGAAGGCCAAAGCTTCCGTCGAGTTAGCTGATGATAAATATGATCTTGTTAAGAGCTTCGTTGAAAAGCTAGGAGCAGAAGTATTCAACGACTTCACCCAAGAGACTGTTGTCGATGGTGTTAAGTCACGTACTCCTGTTAATCCACGTCCGTTCATCGCAGAGATGAGCAAAGCGTTTGGAATTGAATAATATGGATTGGCTCACCCCCGCCGCAACCGCAATCTTAGGATTCATTACGGGTATTCTTGTTGGTGAGACGTGGCACAGAAATACTGAGACAACGGTTGGTAAAGTAGCCAGTAAAGCTGTCGAACACGCGATTGCTCATTTAACGGATCGTACTTTGAGTTCCGATAAGTTTACGATTGTAGAACCACCACCGGAAGAAACGATTGGTGAGCACATTTTTAACTCAACACCTGTTGATCCTAATTATGTTAGTCCCACAGGAAGCGCGTTGCCGGTCGGCGAAGTTACACATGTTTCGAGTTCGCCACAGCAACCAACGTGAGCAACTTGAGGTATGTATTTATTGTGGTCACAAGGATAGTTTCTTGCTCGACGACATTAACAAGGCACGAGGTTGGAAGTCTCGCTACTGGCGTTCACATTTGAGGAGCTTCTGTCAGCCACAAGGTCTAACAGAACCAATCTATCGAATGATTTACGGCTATGGTGTGAAGACTAAGGCAGAACAAGAGCATGAGCGCAGGATTGAGAAGGAAACACGACATGCTGATTGGGAGATTGGTACGCATGAGAAGTTTCAGCATGCAATAAACAATCCGAATTTCGATCCTAAACGCTCAACTATTAAGAGACGTAATGAGATGATGAGCCAATGAATCTCAAAGATGCTGAAAATCAAAGTATTATCGCCTGGATAAACTCAAACCAAATCAAGACAGAGAATGGTAAGCCTTTTGATCTAAATGAACACCCTTATCTTTGGGACATCCTGAAAGACTGGTCACCCTTCCAAGTTGTTCTAGCAGCTGCCCAGTGTGGTAAGACGACAACGTTTCTTCTCAAGATGTTGTGGGCAGTAAAGAACTTTGGAATCAACGCAGTATATACAATGCCTACAGTTACTGATGCGCATGATCTGGTGAGCGGTAAACTCGATCCTATTGTCAATGAAAATCCTGTTTTACAGAGTTGGATAAGCGGAGATAAGGACAGTGTTGAACAGAAGCGTATAGGACAAAATACAGTCTACTTGCGTGGTACCTGGACTGAACGCGCAGCCCTATCATTCTCAAGCGATCTAAACATTCACGATGAAGAAGATCGGTCTAATCAACCCGTAATTGACCAATATGTCTCGCGCCTCCAACACTCGAAAAAGAAGTGGCAATGGCGATTTAGTAACCCTTCTTTTGAAGGAAACGGAGTTCATAGATTCTGGCAGGAAAGCGATCAAAAGCATTGGTTTGTTACTTGTGGATTTTGCAAAAAGCAACAGTTTCTTCAATGGCCAAATAACGTGGATCAACAACAGAAAAGATTTATATGTGCAGCTTGTGGGCAAGAAATATCAGATAACGATAGACGTCACGGAGAGTGGCATGCCAGAAAATTTGAAGTAAAGCCAAAATATAGTGGTTACTGGATCAGCCAGCTCATGGTTCCTTCGGTAAGTGCGGCAGAGATCATTGAAGCCCACAGGACGATGACAGCCGAGAATTTTAGCAACTTCGTCTTAGGCCAACCGTTCGTTGGAAGCGGCAGCAAGATGACTGAGGATAAGCTTTTCCAAAACCTTAAGGATTATGAGCAACACACCGAAGAAGATCCCGTTGTTATTGGTGTTGATACCGGACTCCCAATTTGGTACGTCTGTGGAAATAAAGACGGAGTGTTCCATTGGGGATCTTGCGAGTCTTATGATGAGCTTGAACGGCTCCTCAAACGCTGGCCTAAATCTATCCTGGTTAGCGATCAGGGAGGCGACCTTATCGGCATTAGAGAGTTGCAAGAGCGATATAATGGCCGCGTGTTTCTCACTTACTACAGGCGAGACAGAAAAACCCAACAGCTCATTCAATGGGGAGAAGGAAGCGAGTACGGCAAAGTAGTTGTAGACCGCAACAGGACGATTCAGATGTTGATTGATGAGTTTAGTGCCAAGCGCATTCCGATCTACGGCACACGAGAGGACTGGCAACAAGTTTGGCTGCACTTTGCTAACATTTACCGAACAGAAGAAGAGGATAAGTTAGGTGTAAAGCAATATGTATGGCAACGAAACGGGCCAGATCACCTCGTCCACGCACTCGTCTATTTTCGCGTGGGAATGGACAAGTTTGGATTCAAAGACGGCGGAAACTTTGTTGATCCTAATGCGTTTGATTGGAATTCAATCCCTCAAGCGCCAATAACATCTTATGATGGAAAAACCTCTTGGGTTGGGATCAATAACCGTCGTCCTGAACGGGACAGGGATTGGCGTGACATCTAGTTCAGAAGCATTTCACGCTTATTGTGATATGCATTTTGATAAGATCATTGCTTTCGCGCAGGACGGATTATTTGATATGACACAGGGAAGTTTTGTCGCTCACTTTGATGATTTGGGTAACTATTCTAAATGCGAGAAACATTTATATTTGACACATCCAAAAGTTTAGTGTTTAATTCTAGCTAGAAAGCCCTAGCTTGTAACGAGAGGGGCGACAAGATTCATTCTTTGTCGCCTTTTTTGTATGGCTTCAGGCATCGGTCGCAAACGATCAGAGACAGGTGGAATCAACCCTGCACTTAAGGGCATTATTGACCAAGTGGGTGGTCTTTTCGCACCTTTCAACAAAACAAAGAAAGCTATTGATAACCAAACAGAAGGGCGCATCACCTCACCCGAGGATGTTCTTAGTTTGGAGATGACTGACGAGGAGTTATCAACACTCACTTCTACATGGACTTCTGAGTTTGCTGGTTACTACGCGGAAGTAAAGATGCGTTCTTCAAGGAACTTCAAATACTACAAAGGTGAACATTACGGAATGAGCAATGGTCACACAGGCAATGGTGATGGGTATGGAATTGTAGATAACGCAATCTTCCAAGCCGTTGAAACGTTGTTACCGATGGTAGCCCGTGAAGACCCTGAACCAAACGTAGAGACTGATGATACAGATACAGGTATTGCTTTAGCCGACGCTGTAGGTCGTAGTCTTGAAGACGTATCAGACAAAGTACATTTACGCGTTAAAGTCCGGTCCGCGGTGCGAGACTGGTTGATTGACTTACTCGGAGTGCTAAAAGTTACGTGGAATCAAAAGACTTTATCAATCAACGTTGAAAAGGTTGATCCAAAGAAACTTATTATTGATCCTAAAGGAACGTTTGATGGTGGCAAGTTTACAGGTCGTTACATCGGTCAATACGTGTTTGATTCAGGTGAAAACCTGATCGTGCGTTTCCCAGAGCAGAAGGAATGGCTCACACGTGCATGCGGTGGAAAATTAGGTACCGTACTAGGCTTTCGTGAGTGGTGGACTTCTGAATATGTCTTTTGGGAGATGCGCGGGCATATCTTGGATAAGAATAAGAATCCTCACTGGAATTATGGTTACGATGAACCAATTAAAGGTGATGATGGAGAGGAGACTGGCGAGACACAACAAGTTCTTGGAGCTAACCATTTCATTCATCCTGAAATGCCATTTAGCTTCATGTGGTTCTTCAATGATGGTGAGCGACCGTTTGACTTCACTTCGTTCATTGAACAATCAATCTCGATGCAAGACTTGTTAAACAAGCGCACCAAACAGATCGACAAGAATGCCGACGATTCAAATAACGGTTGGGTATTCTCTAACAAGATGGATCAGGATCAAGCTACACAAGCCGTAGCTGCGTTAAAACGTGGTGGAGCTATCAGGGCACCAGGTGACGACATTACAAAGGTTGTGCAGCGATTTCAAGCTCCTGCGTTACCAGCGTATATCGTCGAGGATATTCAAGATAAACGTTTAGAGATTCAGAACATCTTCGGGATTCGTGGTGTTACGCCTTCCGGTACTGCTTCCGAAGAATCAGTGCGTGGTCAGATCATTAAAAACCAAGACGACACATCGCGCTCGGCTCCTGTCGTTGAACAGATCGAGCAAATGGTCGATTTCGTTTTCAACTACATGGCACAGATGATGTACGTCTATCAAGATGAGCCAAATGAAGAGGGTGTTGCAAAGACTGATTTGACTAAGATTTTGAACATCACTGTTGAAGAGGGCTCAATGCTCCCACGCAATCCTTTGATGCGACGCAACGAAGCAGTTGATCTATTTGGCTCTGGGTCTATAGACATTGTTACGGAACTTGAACGCCTTGAATATCCCGATCCAAAAGCAACCGCAGGGGCAGCCATGTTGCTCAAGATAAACCCCATGGCCTATATGCAAGCGTATACGACGCTTTCACCAGAAGCCATGCAAGCGTTACAGCAAGCCATGGCTCCTCAACAGGCTCCTGCGCCCGCAGCACCACAACAGCCAGCAGCTCCACCTCCACCTGCTGCACCGCCTGGTCCACCCCCAGCGCCACCTGGCCCTCCAGGACCTGCCGCACCAGTCCCAATGCCGCCTATTCAATAACCTAAAATATGACACCTTATTTCGCAGATAGCGAAGAACGGAAAGACTATTTAGAAGCTCTTAAGGGCGTTGAGAAAAAGACTGGTTCAAAGATCGTCAAAGAGATGCTGTCTAGTGAACAGCGGGAAAAAGGCCTGAAGCTCGTCAAATCAATCATTGAAGAACATTTGGAAGAATACGCAGAGGGCGAGATGGATTGGGAAGAATGCCTTGATGGAATGATGGAAGACCTCAAAGTTTGTGATCCTGATGAATATTCAGAAGGAGACGAAGAAGAGGAGCCAGCAGAGTAACAAATCATGTCTTTTCCTCGAGTTGTAGACATTAAAGAACAGCACTGCGTAAGTCATTAAATGAGGCCGAAAGGCTGAATCCATTATATGAAAGATTCGATTGCAGCGCATTTAATAAATAACAACATGTTAAGTGATGGTTTTGAAAGCTTGAAGCCATCAAAAGAAGAACCACAACCAGAGCCTGAAAAGACCGAGGAAGTGGTTTCAGAACCTGTTGTTGAATCAGAAGTCGCGGACAACGTACAAACTAAAGAAGAAGTGGAACCAAAAGAGAAGATTCCTTACCATCAACGCCCTCGCTTCAAAGCTCTTGAAAGTAAGATCGCCGACTTAGAGGCTAAACTGGCAGAAAGTGCTAAGGCAGCACAGCCGACTGCCGTAGACCCCGATGCCGAGTATCTCGTTGGCAAAGATCCAAAAGCTGTTGATTCACTCAACAAGCTGATCACATCAAAAGCTAAAGAAATTAGGGAAGCTGAACATCAGCAAGAGATTCAAGAAAAGACCAATGAACAAAAATCATTGTCTCAATTCCGAGAATTACAAGCTGAAAAAACTAAGGAATGGGAAGAAAAAACAGGTATCAAATTCACTGATGGTGACAAGAATGCTGATTTTAAGCAGATCAAAAAGATCATTGAAACAGCAAATCTACTCACGGAATCACCTAACGAATTTGGTCATCGTATTCCCGATTTAGATAAGGCTTTCGCTATCTACATGGCAACGCGTCAGGAAGCGACTGTACCTAAAGTAAATCCTTCCCGCGAAGTGGCAAAAAAGATGGCTGGTTCGGGTGTCGTTTCACGATCCCCAAAACCAAATCTCCTGTCACGAGATCAAGTACGAAATATGTCTCTCACTCAATTTCTTAAATCACAGAGATAGTTAATTAAAACTTTATGGCTTTGACAAACAAAGTCTCAGATTCGACACTCGAGTTCCTTTATCAACGCTTGATTGAAGGTGCCCTTGTCGGAAACATTGCCGCCGGTCACTTTATTTCTAAAGGTGCAGCCTCGACCTGGAAAGGTTCGCAAGCCGCCTATGCTTTCAAGTGGACTGAAAATACCAACCAAGGTTCGTTCGTTGGCGCCCAGCTTTTGAGCAACTCGCAAGTTGATAACACGATCAAACTTATCTATCAATGTGCGTTCTTATATCAAGCAACCACGCTCAACTACACAGATGTAGCCCTGAACCAAACAGAAGGTGAAGTGGCTAACCTGATTGAGCGCCAGATCGGTTCCGATACACGCGACTTGACGCAGCTTGTTGGTACGCAATTCTATGCCGCAGGTTCTAACGGTCAAGATTTGCTTGGTCTTGCTGCTGGTGTTGATAACGGTAACACGGTTGCAACAATCGGTGGACAATCCCGCGCTACATATCCAGCATTGGATGCGACGGTAAACGCTGCGACTCTCAACAAATTGACGCTTGCCCAGATGTATTCGACCTACGACAGCACCTGGCAGGGTGTCGAAATGGTAAATCATATCTTTACCACGACAGCCGTGCGCACGGATTATCAACAGTTGCTTGATCCTATCATGCGTTTTGAAGTCCCAACGAACGCCGCGGGACGCAGCTATAACTTGGGCCTTGGTGGTACCAAAGCGTTGCAATTCAACAATGCGTCAGTATGGGCTGATATGATCGCTCCTGCGAACGTCATGTGGTTTATCAACGACATGTCGATGGAGTTTCAATATCTCCCAGAATGGCCAGAAGGTAAGCCAGTGAAGTTTGCCGAAGCCGATATCATGGATGGTGAACCAGACCCAGAATTGGCTCGTGAATACGGTTTCCACTGGACTGAATTTGTACGCCCTGTAAACCAGATGATTATGTCCGGTTTCACAGTGCTTGCGGGTAACATGATCTACAAAAACCCACGTTATAACGCCCAGCTCAACGCGATCTCGGCAGGTATCTAATTCATAGCGCAAGGCGCATAACAACTTCGCTATGTCTCTATTAACAGAAAACGTCTTACCTCCTGGAATGTGGGACGGTTGGAACACGGCCAAGAATGCTACAACGACCGGTACTATTACGAGCACTGGTTCGTTAGTAGATTTCTCAACTGTTACAAGCGTAAAACTTCCTGCTGGCACAACTATCAATGGTACCACTCAGGGCACATACGCCGTTAATGGTTCAGCCGCCGGCTTGGCTCTCACGGCTGCTCAAAGCGGTCAAATCTTCCTGTTTGATACTGCTGCTGGAAAGGCATACGTCCTGCCGACAGCAGCGAAAGGTCTCGAGTTTACTTTCCTGGTTACCACCTCGGTCACATCGGTTGGTGATTCCGTCGCAACTTTCGCGACCGGTTCCCAATTCATTTTGGGTGCCGTTGAGGTGCTTAGCATCGCCACAGCATCTCCGGCTGGTTTCGCGGCCAACGGTACATCAAACTCGACAATTACCATGAGCGGTACAACCACTGGTGGTTTGATCGGTACGATCTTAACCTATATCGGCCTCTCTACGACCCAGTGGTTTGTAACGGGAACGATCTACGGTTCAGGAACGCTCGCTACTCCAATTTCCTAATTCACACAAAAGTTTATTTTATGGCTATTGCTCCAGCTACAGCTTTCACAGGTCCCGCGTTGACCGCGCCATCTAACGGCCCATTCAACCAAGACCTTACAGAACTTGTTGCCCTTGGCACCAAGATGTATTCAAACAACGGTTCGGAATTTCGTTATTGCCAAAATGGCACCGTAGCGAGTATTCCAGGCAAACTTCAACAAGGCCCTGTTCAGGTAACGACCGAACAAGGTTTGACACCAGTCGCGGCCGCAATCGGCGCTACACAGGTGAGCGTTGCTCTTGGTGGTACGAACGCGATTACTGCCAACCAATATTCGGAAGGTTTCTTGTCCGTCATCTCGGCACCAGGTCAAGGTTACTCCTACAAGATCGCTTCTCATCCAGCGGCTGCTCTCTCAACCACTGTTGTCTTGACGCTGGCTGATCCTTTGCAAGTTGCGATTACAGCTAGTTCGGTTGTCGATATGATCTTGAACCCATTCTCGGGCACGATTGTTTCCCCAACGACCGCTACTGGCATTCCAGCAGGTGTGTGTATTTATCCTCTCTCGGCTTCTGTAGTTGGCACTCAACTTTACTACGGTTGGTTGCAGGTTAAAGGACCATGCAACGTGTTGAACGATTCCAGCACAGCCGTTGGTCTTGCTCTTGCTCCTTCCGGTGCGACTGCAGGTGCGCTGAAGACATGGGCTTCCACGCTCGTAAACGTCGGCTACGCCATGCAGACGCTTACCTCGACAGATTATCAAATGGCTTTCCTCAACTTGAGCTAGTTCTCAAGAAGGAAATACAAGGTGGCTAGACTGATCCTCGAAAAGGATGTCCCGCATCCCTGCCACCTTGCTAACATCGGGAGATTATTCAGGGAATAATATGACACCTCAAGAAATGAATGCCGAGATTCAAAAGCAAGTTGCCGAAGCCATGAATAAAATGAGCGGTCAATCACCGACCGTTGCAACAACCATGGTAAATGGAAAGAAACAAGCTCGTCCTGTCTATCCTAAAAATCAAGTGGTCTATAACTACATGGATCACGATTTCACCGGTAAATGGGACAGTCGTAACTACACGTTTAAGGCAGGTTGCGTCTATCGCGTTTCAATCGATTCCGATGATGATGACGAGATGGGCCGTTTGCTCTTGAACGAAAGTATTCCACGACACTTTGCTCGTGATATCGCTATTCATTATATTGGTCTGAAAAGCAATCCACGCTTGGCTCGAAAAGGTAAAACGCAAATTTGGGACACACGCCACCCCAATTTGGTTGAACAGTACACAATGAAAGCTCTGACGATTCCTTCATCGTTAGCTGGTGTGGCTCTGCCGGCTCCAGTTGTAGATGAGGTTTCGGTCCCAAAGAAACGTATGGGACGTCCACCTAAAGCAGTTGTAGGGGTGAAGCAGTCAGAAGAGTTTGAAGGCGTAACAACTTAATAGAAGTCTTATGCAACTTTTCAGCAAGAAAGAAGTTCAAAAAGATTACGACGAGCAAAAGGCCGCTGTAATTTTGGAGACGGTAAAAATTACCAAGGCTCTTGCTGAAAAGACGAACGATCTGAACCGCCTCAATGATGAATTGAAACTAAAGAAACTCACGAATGAACGTGATTATAAAGCCTTCATAGAACCTCTAACTATAAGCAAGAATGCCCTCGAAACGACTGTTTGGGAGCTTGAGAAACGTAAATCTAAAGCCCTTGAGCCTCTACAAGAGTTTGAGACAAGTCTAAAGGCGAAAGCCGAGTGGTTGGAGGTTAGGATGCAAGAGATCGCATCTAAGGAGTTTCAAACAAGCCAACTTCACGAACAAGTAGAACAAACCTTACGTGAGGCCAAAACATCATTGGCGGTTGCCTCGAAAGAAAAAGCCAATGCTATTTCTCTCAAGACAAGCGCAGAGCAAAAAGTAAAGCTTGCTCAAGCGGAAGCTAAAAAGTTAAGAGAAGAAACACAAGTACGATGTGATGCAGTAGCCCATGAGGAGGAGAAGTTAGAACGTAAATATCAAGCCTTAGATCACGATCGAGATGATTTGAATGCTCAAGAACTTCTGGTGGATGAGAAACGAAAGGAATTGAAAGTCCTTGAAAGTAAGATCGCTGATGATCGTCAGAAGTTAAAATCGGCCCTCGATCTAATGAAAACCAAATATGCCACAAATAGATAATTTCGCTCCCGATGCGAACAGCGTACCACCAGCTAAAGGAGTGAATCCCAGCGGTACAGTTGTTCCACTTCAAATCGACCATGCAACGGGCTATCTATTGGCGAGCATTGTAGCGGCTTCTGGGTCTATCACGGTAACTCAAACGAATGCAGCCAGCGATGCAAATGATGTTAGATCAATGCTTGGTCAAAATCCTTCCGGTACTACGCAAGCATGTTTGATTGAAAATTCGACTGGAAATCTTTTAGGAACATTTAGCTAAACTATATGGCAGCACCCGATGGAAACGCGCCAAGAGATGCAAACTCACGTCCAACCCTTTTAGCGGTTGATGCAACGACTGGTTTGGTGTGTCCAGTTCAAGTTGATTCAAGCGGTCGGCTCCTTTTATCCGTGACTGGTTCTTTAACACTAGCCATTGGTGACACGATTACTAGTGCGACACAGGGTTCTGTTTTATTTGTTGGTCCAGCCGGTGTCCTTGCCCAAGACAATGCCAAGTTCTTTTGGGACGATACGAACTTTCGTTTAGGGATTGGCACAGCTTCGCCAACGGCTACTCTTTCCGTAGCGCAAACAGCATCTTCATCAGGCGTGCCCATCACAGCCTTGTTTACGCCAGCATCCAATACAGCAATCACGCTCTCGACAAACGCGCCGCAATTTATACTTGCAACCTCAACGCAAACCTACGCGACAGGTGCATTGGCTGAATACGATTACGCTCAATTCAATGCGCCCACTTTGGCGTTCGCGGGAGCTTCGACAATTACTTCTGCGGCTACGTTTACTATTTCAGGTGCTCCAATTGCTGGTACGAATGCTACAATTACGAATGGGTATTGTTTATGGTCTAAAGGCGGTGTAACTCGTTTAGATGGTCAGCTTCAAGTAAACGCCTCCGTGTCAACAGGCTACCTTAGTATGGGTTTATGTACGGCTTTTTTTCATCGAGCTAATGGTTCGGGTGAAGCAATCATCACTAATGATGTAACGCAAGTCTTACAAATAAGTACGTCGAGTTCAGGTACATCCAATGAATCCTATTTTGCAGTTAATAGTGGTGTTGCAGGTAGTTATGGTTTAATTGTTGGTTTTACTGAAAATAATGGCACCTTCGGTCGTGCAGGGGTCTTTCGAGTTGTACCGAATAATGCGACACTTCAGTTTATTGTGAACAACACTACAATTGCTTTAGCGGTTGCAGCCACTGGCTCACAAGTATGGAACGGGTCTGCAGCTTCATCTGGGGCAGTTGCTTTTTCTTCATGGACGCCGCCAAATAATACGGGTATAACGACCACAGTGAACGCTCCAGAATTCTTGTTCGTTACGTCTACTCAAACGTGGGCGACAGGTACGGTTGCAGAGGCTGATTACATGCAAATTAATGCCCCTACTTTTGCTGCTGCTGCTGCTTCTACCTTTACTGTGGCTTCGACCGTAACTATTTCTGGTGCTCCGATCGCGGGAACGAATGCGACCATCACACAGGGTTATGCTCTAAACATCGCTGGTGGTGCTGTTGGATTCACAGGCGGTGCTTCGACGGCTACGACGAACAATGCTCAAATTTGGAGCAATTCTGGTCAGCTCAACTTATGGGCCAAGAATAGCGGTGGAATGATTTTGAGTGCGGGTGGTGGGCTAACTCACCTTGCTCTTACACCCACAGGATCAGTCACCATCACGCCTACCAATACAAGTTCGGCCCCAGCTTCGCTTTCCATCACTCCACCGAATTTCTCGTCGATCACAGCCACAAACAACGCTCCACAGCTGAACATGGTCACGTCTACGATGACATGGGCCACAGGTACCGTTGCAGAAGCAGATTACGTTTTATTTAATGCCCCGACGTTTGCCGCCGCCGCCGCTTCAACTTTTACCGTTGCATCAACGGTAACTATCAGTGGCGCACCCATCGCAGGCACGAACGCGACGCTCACCAACGCCTACGCCATCAACGTGAAGGCTGGCTTGTCTCGCTTCACGGGAGGTATTGATCTTTCGGGCATTGGAAGTACGACAGCCAATATCACCTACACCGCGACCACCTCGACCCCAGCGACGACCTGGACGTCTGGAGCAACGACCTCTAACCCACAAGGATTTATCAAGGTGATCACGGGTGGAGCGACCGTCGGATATATCCCTGTTTACTCCTAAAATCCTTCTATGACCCTCGCACTCGTTCAGGATGCCGACGGAAACAACGCGCTTCAGGTCACTGCCGACAACGGTTCGGTACAAGTGTTCTCTAAAGAACAAGTTGATGCCATCCAAGCAAATACACAGGCACAAACACCTATCGTAACCGCCGCCGTTGCGCTCAACACACAAGCTCTCGCTGATTGTGAAACGATGGAAGCGTTTTGTGATGCGAATACAATTATTGTTCCATTAACCACACCTTAATATGGCCTCTCCCGACGGCAACGCGCCACGCGATCAAAATTCAAGACCGACTTTGCTTGGCGTCGATGACGTTACGGGTTTGGTCGCACCAATTCAGGTTGATGCTAACGGTCGAATTCTGTTATCAGCTACAGGTTTATCTGGGATCACACTACAGACAAACAGTGTTTCTAATAGCAGCCAAACAGTTCTAAACTTAACTGCCGGAACAAACATTACCCTCACTGCTGGGGCTAGTGGTTTGGTAACCATTGCCGCTTCTGGTAGTTCTGGTTCTGTTACAAGTGTATCGGTCGTTTCAACGAACGGATTTGCAGGAACAGTAGCCACTGCGACTACGACACCAGCCATCACTATTTCTACTTCCATTACTGGAATCTTGCAGGGTAATGGTACGGCCATTTCTGCTGCCTCGACTAATGGCACGGGAAATGTGGTGTTGACTAGCTCTCCAGCTTTAATCACGCCAGCTCTAGGTGCTGCAACTGCAACTTCGTTAAATGGATTAACAATCACAACCACCACAGGTACATTAACAGTAACCAACTTAAAGACGTTGACTGTTTCAGATTCCACAACCTTAGGAACGAACGCCATCACGTTCGCGGGGGGTGAGGTAGTGACTTTCTCTGCAACCAATGCTTTGACGTTTACGACGACAGGCTCAACATCAATCACGCTTCCCACTTCTGGCACGCTGGTTAATTCAGCCGTAGCGACTCTCTCCTCTCTTACTTCCATTGGAACGATTGGAACAGGTGTATGGCAAGGTACGCCTGTTACCGTTCAATATGGTGGCACTGGATTGGCCACTACAACGGCCTATAGCGTGATTTGTGCTGGCACTACAGCTACGGGTATCTTTCAATCATTAGCTGCTCTTGGGGCCACTGGTACGGTTCTAACCTCGAATGGTGCGGGTGCATTACCGTCATTCCAAGCTGCTGCTGGTAGTTCTCAGTCAACATTGATTATTTCCACGGATTTTTCAGTTGCGGCACGGTTTGCTCCGACCGGTTCTGGTACGATTACCTATGGCTCTGGGGGATTGTCGCTTGATACGACTGCAACGACGACTAGAAGTGCTTCTGTGACATGGGCTTTTAGTGGACAAGCCAGCGAAGAAATAGGCAATCCTACTTTCTCTTGTTCCGTTAACAATCAAGGGTTAGGGACGGATATGCAAGCATTCTTTGGTTTGGGATCACCAACGGTTGCTGGAACAGGTATTACTTATACGGTTGCTCATATAGGCTTCAAGATCACTCGTTCAGCTAGTGGTACATGTAGTGTTTTCGCTACGCAGGCTGATGGAACCACTGAAAACGCTTCGGCCGCTTTAGTTACTATGGCTGCTTTCGATTCATTTGATTTTATTGTTCACGTAATTAGTGGAACGTCAGTGAACTATTATTGGAGGCAAAATGGCGGTGCATTATCTGCTGCCACTAATTTGACCTCGAATATGCCAACTGGTTTAAGTGGTTCAACTTTTGGAGTGTCAAACGTATCACATGCTTCTGATAGTGCTTTTACCGTTTTCGGAGCCACCTATACACGTTAAATATGAATCCTACATCCGCGCCAACCCAAGCACTCCAAGGATCGCCTGGTTTGGTTCCTCAATTTGAACAAATCTTGAGGAAGGATGGATTTTATGCAAATTTTTATATTGCTGCCGCAGCTCCTGTTCCTGCTGCTGGATGTACTGTGCCTATCTTTGTTGCTTTTTTTCCTTGCCAAGTTATCTCAGTAGCTATTTCATGGAATCCCGCAGGGACTGGGACAGCAGCCATTCAAGTTGAACAGCTCCCCATTGGCACGGCTCCAGGTAGTGGAAACGGGATGCTTGCAGCGGGAGCCTACCCGATCAGCGGGACTGCCAACACTCCTGTTTTCTTTGGAGCTATTTCAGGAATCAATTCAGGAACTACGGTAGGTTTGAATACTGCAAACTGCACCCTGACGCGTGGACAAGCTTTAGGCATACATACGACTGGCACGCTTACATCAGTTACGAGTATTACAGTGTCTGTGTTTCTGATCCCTCTAAACAAAGGTTCGTACCAAACTACTTGATATGCCACAAATTGATTATCAAAATAAGTTAATCATCTGGGATCAATCGGATGCTTTGTCTTGTCTTGATCCTCAATATCTTTCTGCTATTGCAACAACTTCTCCATTACCACAACTCGGAGCTGGTTTGGTTTCAGCCGAATTTAACCCTTATCGTTTCGCTGGATATTTTTCACCTGACTTTGCACCAAGTTTAATCACGACATCAGGAATTCTCACTAGTCAGCCCATAAATGCTTGTGTTGGTTTTGAATTAACAACAATAGTTTCGGGAGGGCCTACAACAGGTTTTGGCTACATGATCACTGCTACCGATGCACAGATCGCTCAGATCAGTATGGCAACAACTGCAGTCGTGACAAATTCTGGTAATTGGCCCTATTCAATTAACCCAGATTCTTCAGGTACTTTAATAAATGGTTGCGATATTGTTGCCTATTCAGCTAATGGAACTGTGAGTGGTTTGTACTCTCCCACCCCTTCTATTTTCTATTCGTATAATGTTCCAATTGGCTACACTAAAACGGTAAGCGGTACGAGCTATACTTTTTATTGGAACGTGGGTCGTTATTATCTAGATAGTGGTACTTTTCAAGATAATTTCATGTCAGAAGTTGCCTTAAATGCAGTGGGTACTCCCCTCGGTTTCCCAAATATAGCGACAGCAAATACCAAACCAACTCTTACAATAAATCCATTCTTCGACCACCCTTTAATAGTAGGGAACGAAACAGGCAACCGTCTCTATATTGGTGATGGAAACCAAGTCCACATGTACGATGGAAACGTAGGAAACACAGGAACATTTTACCCAGGAGTTTTCGTTTTACCAGTCGGTTGGCGTATTACTTGCTTTGCACGTTTTCAAACGTTCTTATGTATCTTTTGTTTCTATTATCCAACGGTAAATGCTAGTGGTTCTCTTACGAAAGAAGTTGGAGAGGCGCGTTGCTACATGTGGGACTATTCGAGCAATGCCGCCACGTATCTTTATGAATTGTTTGATAACTACGTCTCCGAAGCCGTGGAATGGAACGGCACAGTGGCTTGTTTTACTTCAGCTCGCCCAACATTTGGTGACGGTCAATTTTCAACTCGCACGGCTCGACTGCAAGTCTTTGACGGTACTAAGTTTTCTTCGGTGATGGACTTTATCGGTTCTCCTCCTATCCATGGTGGTGCCGAAGCATCAGGACTTTGCATTCGTTGGTCTAGCACAGTTAATGGAGGGCCCAATGGCGTCGTGTATCAATACGGGGCTCCAATGCACCTGCCAGGCGGTTATATGGGCGCTGGTCTCCCTTCCGGTTTGAACGTTATCAACTTCATCACCTCACAGACTTCCGGTGGGATGTTGCGCACACTTAATAACCTGCAAGGCCCACTAATCAGTGGTTCTGCTTTGAATCAATTCAATGCAGGTTACGACACAAAAGCTTATGTTCAACTCCCAATGGCTTCTCCTTTATTCGCTGCTGATAAACAAGGAAAAGTAACTCGCTTGCGTGTTGAGTTTGCCAACCAACAATCAGGTTCCGTTGGATTACAAGTAAGTGTGAATCTTGCTTCAAACTTCATGTCGCCAGCTCAACCAACAGCTGTGATTACAAATCTTCAACTCATCAATGCCACTAACCAACTTTTCCATATTCAATACGATACGAGTGGGAAACCATTACCAAACTTCATGGATTTGTCGCCGATCATTCAGTGGTCAGTTGGATCAGACACAACGAGTGCGCCTATTGTGAAACGGATAATCGCTGAATATGACGAGGTCGAAACGACGGAATAACACATTAACTTTAACCATGTGATTTTAACATATACGGGAGCACAGAATTTGTACGGTCTACTCACTGGTTCTCAGACAACCAACAACCTTGCTTTAGGTGCCCAAAACATTAACGTGGGTTATAAGTTCATGTTGGGAACGACCGAGTGGCCTTTCCTTGAACGTACCGTGCAGACGACTACCATTGCAGGACAACAATTCTACAACATTCCAAATAACGTCGATAAGTTAATCACAGCAACAATCACGGTCGGTTCAGTTACATCAGGTGGTACGATCTTCCGCACTTATCAGGCAACCTCACGCGATATTTGGGACACGATCAACACTGCCACTGGTGTTACCTCGACCGATGTTTCTTACTGTTACATCCTCAATGGACAGATTGGTTTCTGGCCCATTCCTTCGGCTTCTTCAAACACTATTACAATTAACTACAAGATTGCGGTTCGTGATCTCGCTATTGCTGATTTAACGACGGCAACGGTTGTGACTGCCACACAAGGTTCACCTACTTTGACCATGGCAACGACAGCCATGACAGCTGGTATGGCTGGTGCGTATATCCAAATCGCTCCATCATTCGCTGCTGGTAAAGGCGATGGTTTGTGGTATCAGATTTTATCTTTCGTGGATACGACACACCTCACACTAGTCAATAATTACGTCGGTGCATCAATCGCTACGGGCACAGCATCATGTATCATAGGAGACGTGATGGTAACGCCGGAGAAGTATCAGATAGGCCCAGTTTGGTGGGCGGTGAGTGAATATTTTCTAAAGAATGGAGACACAAGTAAAGCAGAAGGCTACCGAGCACAGTTTGATGAACTCACACAACAAATGCTTGATGACTGCGGAAAGAAAACGGCTAGTGTAGTACTCGATGATGGTTATGACGGTACTTGGGTAAATCCTAACTTAGCTCCGATGCAAATTCTATAATATGGTTATCCAACCTCAACAACCGATGGTTCCCCCTGGTTTTCATCCACACCACACTATGCCGATTGCACAATTCCAAAAAGCAGTAACGGCCCCCGGGAACAATCCAAGCGTTCCAGGGAATGTTGGTATTCAAACAGCATCCACTCCCACGCCACCACCGGCTACGGGTGGTACTCCACCGTCGCATACCGTCCATTCCAATATGGCGTTATACTTAAATCAGTTTGGCAAGAATTCTGCACCTCCTCCACAAGCTAAACAAGGTCAACCAAGCATGAGCCAGTTCATGCAACACTAATATGGCCCAACCATCGACGTCACAATTTTTTGGAGGCATAGGAGCTGGGTTAGGTTCTATTGCGAAAGGAGCTGGAAACATTGGAGGGTGGTTTGGAAATCAAATTGATAAGGGTGTTGGTATATCATTAAATGGGTTAGGAGACTTTGCTACTGGTGTTGCAAAAGGAATAATGCCTAGTCCTCTTGCCACTCCGCCAGCTACGACCACTCCTGGAATGGTAGCAACAAGAACAGCCGCTACGAGCGGTTTGCCTTCTGAAAACGTAGGTAAGCCAGCTTATTCAACACCACCCATCTCACCTAAGGCGGCTGCCTCACCTATCACAACGGCATCAGTACCAACTCCAACTACTCCGTTAGCTACCCTTGCGAATGGCGCACCAAACCCTGCTTACACCGGTGGTTCTACTTCCGGTACTTCTGGTGTTGCTGTACCTACGGTTACTCCGCCAGTCACACCACCAGTTGTACCTCCTGTAACGGATACAACATCTTCTCCAACTGATCCAAATTCGTACGAAGGCATGTTGGCTAATGCTAATAGTCTTGCCGTACCAGGAGCTGATGAAGTTTCTTTGCAACAAAAGATTGCAGCTCTTCAAGCTCAAAGCGACAATGCAGAAGCTACAGATTCAATCGAAACGGGTGGAACGCTTGCAGGATATTTAGGTGAAGCTGGCGCACAACAACAAGTTATAAATTCAAATATTGAACAGCTTACGGGGCAATACAATGCTGCGGTAAATGCTCGTCAGAATGCCTACACTAAGGCATACAACAACGCACAGATTTACGCTCCTCAAAAGGATGCAAATGGCAACATGATTCAGCTTAATCCTTCGACAGGAAACTTCGATACGCTTTATACAGAAACAGCTCCTGCAGCTACGACAGTTCTTCCAGGTGGTTCCTCATTGGTCACCACCTCAAATGGTCAGGTTACTTCGCAAACTGGCGGTTCAACTGCTGCTCTTGCAAACCTTGATCCTGCTACAGCAAGCATTGTCACAGGTCTTCAAAGCAATCTTGGTTTGACTGGACAAACGGGCACGCAATTCGCAAACACAGTTGGTGGTTATCTCGCGAGTGGCGATCTTCCGAGCGCTCAATCGGCTATTGAAAGTGCTTTACCTGCTTCTACTGGCGCGCCGATTATTGGAAATCGTCAGGTCGAGACGCAACTTGGTCTTCTCAATACGGACATGGCGAAGTATTACGCTGGTACAGATTCAGTTGGTGGTGGATTAAACCACACCGGACCGGATGTGTACGCTAAAGAAACACTTGCTGGTAAATTCGGAACAACTACAAATCCTGATTTACAAGCCATGAACCGTGATATCACGAATCTGAACACACTTGTAAACAGTGCTGATTTTACATCGCGCTATAATGCAGGAGCTGTTGATTATATCGCTCCATTGGTTCCAAGCATTGGAAACGATAAGGCTTCTAACCTTTCGGCGGTTGCTAAACTTCAACAACTTCTTTCAGCCAGTGATCAAACATATCTTACGAAGGCGATTGGTCCTACTGCCTACAATGCAATTTATGGTGGGGGCTCTACAAGTCCTAATAGTTCTTCCAGTTCATCGTCATCAAATTCAGGTGATCCGGCTCTCGATATCTTAAACGGCAAATACTAACTCTATGGCTAATCCCATCCAAGTAGCCGCAATGACATCGGCTATTAAAAGCCATGAAAGTGGCGGAAATTATAATGCACAAGGTTCCTTGGGTGAGGTTGGGGCTTATCAAATTTTGCCATCAAATTATTCCGGTTGGGCTGCTGCGGCTGGACAATCACCAACTGATACTTCACCGGCTGCACAGGATGCAACGGCATCTAAACAAATTGGTTCGTACTTTGATAAATACAATAACGACCCCACTGCTGTAGCTTTGGCATGGAATGGTGGACCAGGCGCGGCAGATCAATATGCAAAAACTGGTCAGGTACCGAATATATCAGGCACTAAAACTGGCGATAACGGACAGCCTGTAAATTACAGCACTTCAAATTATGTGGATGCCGTTGTTCCACAATACAAACAGAATCTTTCACAAAGTGTCTTTAGTAACTTCGGCCAAAAGGTTGATGCGATGCGCTCACAACTCGGCATGAGCGATACAGCTATCTTGGCAAAAGTTGCTTCTATTGATCCATCTCTTAACTCTGCCATTACCAAGGCTCAAGCATCGTATGGCCAACCTGGAAGCCCGTATCAAAATGATAGTGATTTTGTAAATGCTTTGGCTCAAGGTAAGGCTACAGTTCCAAGTGTCCCTACTTCTTCACAAGGTTCCGATAGTAATCTTGGGACCGAAGCCTTAGGTGCTATAAGCAATTTTGCCAAAGGTATTGTCATGCCTGTTGCTCGCACTGCCGAAAGTGCCTTCGCTCCTATCGAGGCTACGGCTCAACTTGCAGCAGGTAATCAAGCAGGGGCTGCCACAACGATGCAGGGCATCACTTTACCTTGGTTGGGTAGAGTAACACCTGTAGGTACCAATGACACAACTACAGGTCAATTTGCGAAGGATGTGATAGGCACTGGACTACAAGTAGGCTCACTTTTGGGAGGTGGAGAAGGAGCTGCCGCTGAAGGAGCCGAGCGCGAAGCTGTTCCGTTGCTCTCTCGCATAGCCGAAGGAGCTGGTTCTGGTGCAAAAGTTGCCGGACTTGCCGGCGCGGCACAAGGGGCAGGCGGTGCTTTGCAAGACCCAAATGCCTCTGTAGGTTCTGTTTTAGCGGGAACAGCAGAAGGTGGAGCAACTGGTTTTGTAACTGGTGGTGTACTTGGTGGTGCTTTGGGTGGTCTAGTAAAAAATGCAGGTGAAGGTGTTACCGATGCTGCCACCCAAAAGAATCTTTCAGCATTGGAAAAATTGGAATTATCCAAAGGTGGTCAAGGACTTTCAGATATCGCAGATACGGCTACCAAACAAGGCTTCGATATTAGGGGTGATATCGCTAAATCAAATCTGTTGAGTGGCACGATTGACAAAACAGGCACGATTGATACCACGGGAGCTTCTGCCGAAATGGGAAAGGTTTTGAATGCTCCAGGTGAAAATGGAGTTCCCTCATTAGTAGAAAGAGCTTCGGCCCTTATTAAAGCCGAGGGTAACACGGTCCCAATCTCGGAAGTACAGCGAGCTATGGAAGAAAACATGCTCAATAATTCGAGCTTGAAAGGTGAAGCATTGATAAATGCCAAAGCAAAGATCGACCGAGAGATTGCCGGTCTTAGTTTATTTTCAGATCAAAATGGAGAGGTACCTGTTTCAGAACTTCAAGACGCTAAGACAAATAAATACGCAACTATTGATTATCAGAATACTGGCAATAAATTAGCTGATAAGAATATCGCCAACACCTATAAAACACTGGTTGAAGATAATACCAATAGTGTTGATATAAAAGCTCACAATAAAGCCTTATCGCATGTTTACGCGATTAAAGATTATTTGGATGAGCTTAATGGAAGAAAGGTTGAAGGAGGAAAATTAGGGTCTTACTTTGCAAAAGGTCTAGGCTCTGTTTTAGGTATTCACTTCGGCCCACTTGGTCAGATCATCTCGAGCGAAGGAATGGGGGCCATTCAGAAAGCCGCCATGATGAATACGTTTGCTAATGGAGTTGGAGATGAGATCGCATTACATCCAGGCGCAATTTCTGCCCAAGAGTTTACAGACAAGTTGGCAGACCTAACTAAAGCTGCTCAAGACAAAGCTACTGCACAAGCCACTTCCGAAGCTGCCGCCAGGGCTGCGAGTGAACAAGCTGCCGCATTGAATGAATCGCAAGCTGCAGAACTTCGATCACGGGTCGCTGCTAATGAAGCACTTCGTCAACAACGATTAGCCGGAATTCAAGAGCGTCTTTCTAAAGCCACTACAACACAAAATAGACAAGCCGCTTTACGCTCTCGTCTATTTGGAGATCAAAGCATGGTTAGCGAAAACGATATACCTAATATCGTGAAAGAGGCAGCCAGTAAAAGAAAGAGGAGTTAATGCTTAGATGCCCACGAAGCTCCGATAATGAACACTAAAATAAATATGGCAAACAGAAAGGCACCTAATAGAGCTAGCCCTTTGAAAGCAAACGAAACAGGACTTTGTTTGTCTTCATACCTGTGTCCAATGACCCAAAGCATGCACCAGATTCCGATAATTGAAAGTAGATAAATCATATACGGATATCCTAACCACAATTAGTGATTTAAGTCAAGTATGCAAGATCCTAAAAACATTCTAAACGGCTCAACCCTAGTTCCTTTAGGTGTTATTAGTGGTCTACTTGCGGCGGCATGGTCCTACGGAGCGATGTGGCAACAGGTACAAGGTCTACAGATAAGCATGAATCAGATCCAACGACAGGTAGCTACGATCAGTGACCAACTAGATGGATTGAACTCTAAATACTCATTAGCCAATAAATAGTATGCCTTCTCAACTCGGAGTTAATACAGGTTTAGCGCCATTACCATTCGACAGTCGAGATGTATTCGCTGATGAAATTGGCCTAGCTGGTTCGGCAGTTATCCCCAAATCTTTTCTTACTGAGGGTATTCCTTTTGAACCACAAGGTGATTATCCATTCTGTGTTTCCTTTGCTACTTGTAAACTTGTAAATCTAGCGATCAAAGCTGTCAACGGGCAGACTTACGACTTTTCCAAACCTTTTCAGTTCTTCCGTTCTGGTGGTAATGCCGAAGGTTCCGACTTCCGATCAAACTTGGCCACAGCTATTAGTCCCGGTTGCATTGATAATAGCCAGCTCCCAATGCCAGCCGATGTATACGGTCCCAGTCAGTTCAATGAACTGCAGCAGAAGGCCGCTACCTTGGCCTACAGTGCACCTGAATGCGTAATAGGCTACATGCGTATAAATCCAACTACGGAAGCTATTCAGCAGGCCATTATGAGCTTTGGAGGGGTATTGATAAACGTGTGTGCAGAGTCTAATTGGTTTGTCGATGGTTGTGAATTCCCTGTTGGTGGAGTCTACAATCATGGTGTGATCGCAGTAGGTTGGAGGGAAGATGGATGCCGGTGCGTACATGATAGCATAGAGGAATCTGCAGCCTTCACTGGTTATCACTACATCGCTGCTGATTACCCACTTACGAGTATCTATGCGATTGCTCCTTTGCCGGCTAACTGGAGGGATTTACGAGATACAGTGCGTGCTGCTCCATTTGCGAACGCCTTGAGCCACTTTAGTAAAGCGCGTAATCTAGCAATAGAACAACAGACGGCCAGTGATCTATTAGCAGCGTTCACAGCCTTAAAAAATCAAAGCGTGATGGATGCAGCCGGTCGCTTTTGGACCGTCTTCATAAATTGCGTGAGCTATGGAAACTATACCGTTACGGATTGCGTAAATTACACCTACGCTTTCCGTCGTGGTGAAACAGCTCCGTTCGATCTAAATCAACCTAAACCTTAATATGCAATACACAGCCCATCAATTCCTTAATGTACACGGTAAGGCTCCAAAGAAAGCTCATTCAAACGCTGTAGTTGTGTCTCGTAAAGTTAAGAGTGTAGGAGGTGGTTCTAAATCTAAATTTTCAATGGCTAAGAAATAATATGACATCCTCCATGTTCAAGTCGATTCTTAAACACGCAGCAATCGTAGCTCTCGCTGGTATACTCACTTACGCTCTTCAAGTAGTTGGTAGTTTCGACTTAGGTGAATGGGCACCTATAGTCATCTTGATTTTGAGTACGGCTATCCATGCTTTAGACCAGTTACTCAATCCACCCGCAGCTGTAGCTCCCGCAGCTGTCACCCAATAACTTTACACACAGTTTCCTATATTGTAAGTTACATGCTATACTTTCCCTATGAAAATTACGTCCTTCAAGGCGGGGGTCTACAAGCAACAAGATGAGTACAAGAGGATACAGAAACAGGCTCCGTTCGGAGCCTGTTTTATTATTTCGTCAAAGTTTTCAAAAGTGCTTTATATTTTTCTATCATGTCTTGATACCATTCAACCGTGTATTTTACTGACATTCTTGGTTTACCAAATAGGTAATCATAGCGTTCAGGAAATTTGGCTTGGAACCAGTCACCAGCTTCAATAGGATTCTTGTGCCACCAATTTATGTGGCAGTGATAACAAAGTGTCTTGATGTTCAAAGGATCGAAACGGAATTGATTCCCAGCAGATACAGGGATGACGTGTGACCCGTGACAATCTGATCCTGTAACGTACTTGCCGCACCGCTGACAAATGTTTTTGTCCCTTATTTTCACGAATTGTTTTACTAGAATCTCAAGTTGTTTTTTCAAACGACTTATTGATGGTTTCTTTTTGGATTTTACTTTGAAGTAGTTCATTAGGATATTGTATCACTTTTGCTGGGGTTTATCAGCATCAAAGTCTCAATGCTTGGAAATGCCTCATGGATGCCGAGCGATGCCAGATGACGATTCACCACGTCATACACCAAATCAATTTCCTTTGTGGACAAGTCCGCCGTGTGTTCCTTTTGAACCAGTATTCTTTGAACCGTCTTCCATAGAAGAATTTTGACCGTCTCTGGCGACCATGGAATCTCCATGTCGGGGAGTGACGCCTTGATTTCTATTCCAGCGGCATTCAAAGACGTGGCAACGAGAGTAAAGTATAAATGCAAAGCTCGATTCTGTGATAGCGTTCTCTTGTTATCTATTTTTGGTTTCTCTTCCATATCACTCAAATGATTCGGCCCAGTGGGGCTTAGCGATTATGTCGTGAATCTTATCCTCTACGATCTTTATACTCGCAGGCTTGCGTATTACTAAGCCATATTCATTCAATAGAGTTCACGGCCCGCTTTGACGGGCAGACACACTTGGTAATACAGCCTTGCGGCCTTGGTTGAGCCTCCCCAGTGTCTCATTATGCACCTTTTAGCGACTCCTCGGCCGCCTCATGAACTCAATCAAATGAACAAGTTTTTGAGCTTTCGTTCTGTTGAGTACACAGCCGAACCCGTTGCCCACCAGGGCGGAATCGAACCATTCAACGCGTAAACTATGTACTCGACGGAACCGACGAAGACGGAACCTCGCCAGCTCGCGCTACCATTGGCTAATCCATTATACTACTTTATTCAGGTTGTTCCAGTTTGTTTTCTCCGCCTTCAAAACCCAGAAAATGGATAGAGGCATCGTTACACCTACAGACTCCTTCCTTTTGCGTCTTCTTCAATTCATCTATCAAATCCTCTACGCACTTGTGTTGTTCAAAATAGAATTCACTTAAGTTTTCTTCATCAGGATCATTTGAATAATCCGGCGCATCTATAACCATTTGAATTCGTAGTTCAACTAATGCCTTTTTCATAGTGTTGTAGAGCCACAGGTGAGACAAAAAGACATACAAGCCTAGCCGTTGCCGTTGCCGTTGCCGTTTCCGTTTCCGTAGCCGTTGCCGTTGCCGTCGCCGTTGCCGTTTCCGTAGCCGTTGCCGTTTCCGTAGCCGTAGCCGTTGCCGTCGCCGTAGCCGTTTCCGTAGCCGTCGCCGTAGCCGTCGCCGTCGCCGTTTCCGTAGCCGTTGCCGTTTCCGTAGCCGTTGCCGTTTCCGTAGCCGTAGCCGTTGCCGTTTCCGTAGCCGTCGCCGTAGCCGTTGCCTGACGCGATTGTAGTGGTCATATTACTCACTCCAGTTCGCCACCTTAGCGATGGACTTTTGAGCTTCTTCGGTACATGGGATTACTTCAATTACTTCTGATAATTGCACCTCGTTAAC